AGGATGCCTGGACAGACGGCGGCTCACCTGAGCTGATGGTTGCCTCGGCCACAAATCGTGCCAACTTCTCAGACCTGTCAGCCACTGGCAACTTGGTCAGCAACGACGTAAACATGACTGCCGCTAAGGAAGTCAGCTACGTTGGTTCTACTAGCGTCATGCTGACCGATTTTGGTACTGTGCAAGCTGTTCCATCTCGGCTACTTGGAAACGACCGCGTGTTCTTGGTTGATCCAAACTTTGTGTCAATCTGCACACTGAATGGTCGTAACTTCCTTGAGCAGGAACTGTCTCAGGACGGTGACGCAAAAACTTCGCATCTGGTAACAGAGTGGGCTTTGAAGCCAACCGCGCCTAAGGCACACGCAATGATTATGGACTTGAACGGTTCATAGTAAAACTGAGGGGGCGGGCAACTGCCCCCTCTCTTTCATAAGGGAAAAACATGAAACGAGTTTTATATACAGACCCTCACACCGCCAAAGAGGTGGTTATGGATCAGCAGTCTGATGGCACTGACATCATTGAGACGACCCAGAGGTTCGACGGATTGATTAAGCTGAATAAGCAGATGAATAACGACTACCGCGCCCACTCTACGGTAAACACGCAGCGTCATATACAGCATGTGGCGGAAATACCAAATGTCGTGTATAATCACCTGCTAGAGACACTAGGCCCGCCCGCCCAAAATCCAAAGGGCTGGAAGGCTTGGCTAAATAATAGCGAGAACCGAGACTTCAGGACAGGCGGCGGTAACATCTAATGGCAATTTCGACCTACACAGATTTGCAGACATCCATAGCCAATTTCTTGGCGCGTTCTGACTTGACCGCACAAATTCCTGACTTTATCGCGCTGGCTGAGGCCACTATGAGCCGAGAGCTGGAGACACGCAGTCAGGAAAAGCGATCAATCGCAAGCACTGTGTCGGGCAGCGAATATCTGAGTTTGCCAACTGATCTAAGGGAAGTCAGAGAGGTAAAGCTAAACACTTCGCCCCTGACCGTGCTTAGATACTACAGCCCTGTGGCATTAGATGAGCAGTACGCATCAGAGGCCGGCGGCAAGCCAAAGGGCTACAGCATTGTTGGCGATGAGATAAAGTTGCGCCCTGTGCCTGATGCTACATACGAAATGGAGATTGTCTACATCGGCTCAATTGAGGCTCTGTCTGCGACAAACCTCACAAACACAATCCTTAGCCGGTCGCCCGACGCTTATCTGTACGGCTCGCTCGCTGAGGCTTACGCCTACCTTCTTGATGAGACTAGGGCGGCTCAGTATATGGCTCGATTTGACAAGGCTTTGGCACAGATAAAAGTAGACAATCAACGCGCCCACTATGGCACAGGCTCGCTGCAAATCAGCAGCATCTATCAACGGCAATCGCAAGCAGCGGGGACTTAAATTATGTCTGCAATGAGTGACTATCTTGAAAACGAAATTCTCGACCACATACTTGGAACCGGCGCATACACAATGCCGACCACTGTCTACGTTGGGCTGTCCACTGGATCGTTTAACGATGACAACAGCGGCACTGAGCTGACCGGCAACAACTATGCGCGTGAGATCGCCACATTTAGCGTGGCGGCCTCAGGCACAACAAGTAACAGCGGGGCAATTGAGTTTAATCCTGCGACTGGTTCTTCTTGGGGGTCAATATCGCATTTTGGCATTTTTGACGCGCTAACCAGCGGCAATCTTCTAATTCACGGATCGTTCACAACCGCAAAGACAATTGACGTTGGTGACATCCTGAAAATTGCTATTGGCGACCTAGACGTAACTGCGGCTTAGGTGTAGCTGATGGCTACGCTAGAGGAGCTAGATAGCTGGGGAAGCCTAGACAGTCTTGACCAATTTGGTAATCTTGAGCAGCTAGACGCGCTAGACTTTACCTTGGCGACTGCTAGTGCCAGTGTAGCCGCGACAGCAAGTTCATCGTTGACAAAGATACGCACAATAATTGCGGTTGTATCTTTGTTGGCGTCATCTTCTGCAAGCGCCAGCAGGATTCTAGCTTTCGCCGCGTCCGTGACAGGCGCTGCCGCTGTTGACGCCACCATAACATTTATACGGCGAGTGTCGGCGGCGGTAAGCGTCGCAATTACAGATGCCGCAATCTTAACAAGGTTGCGTAAAGTAGGCGCGTCAGAGACTGCGGCGGTTACGGCTACCGGCAATTACAATATGGTGTTTATAGCATCAGGGCAGGCAGACACGTCTGTGTCTGCGTCTGGATACCCGACCGGCACATTTGTTATGGCGGCAAACCCAAGCATTGCCGCATCAACAACAGTTAGTGGTAAGATACTTGGCGAGGAATGGTCTGACGTGTCAGACACCGCCGCAACTTGGGTTGACGCGGTTGACGCCGCAGCAATATGGTCAGATCAGACAGGTTCAACTGGAGTGTGGTTAGGGCAATGATTAACTTTGGCGAATGGCTGCCAGACCAGCCTGACTTCTCAAATACTGGTGTTGTTGAGGCGAAAAACGTAGTGCCTGCATCGTCTGGCTATCGCAGCTTAAACGGCTTTGAGCCTTATTCTGGCGCGGCTACTGGCACAATCTTAGGCCTTTACTCTGTTAAGGCGTCGGACGGCAGCGGTTCAATATTTGCGGGCGACAGCACAAAGCTGTACGAATTTGACACGACTGACAGCTCACTAACCGACATTAGCAAGGTTGGTGGCTACACGCTTGACTCAAGTATTGGAGAGCGCTGGCGGTTTGTGAATTACGGCGATTATGTTATTGCCGCTGGCGGCATTGGTGAGAGCATACAAAAGTTTCACACAGGCACTGACGCAATATACAGCGACCTGTCAGCCTCAGCGCCTAAGGCGGATTTTGTTGCCGTGGTGCGTGAATTTGTCTGGACTGCAAACGTAGACAGTGGTTCGGGCAGGGTGCCTTGGCGTTGCCAGTGGTCTGGATTTGACGACATAACCTCTTGGACAGTCGGGTCAGATCAAAGCGATTTTCAAGACACAATGGATTGCGGTGCCATTACCGGGTTGGTCGGCGGAGAATATGCGACGGTACTGATGGAGCGAGCCATTGTTCGAGCCACATACACAGGCCCGCCGCTAATTTGGCAGTTTGATAAGGTTGAGACAGCTAGGGGCTGCAAGATTGCTGGCTCAGTCTGTAACGTGGGGCATAACGTGTTTTACCTTGCCGACGATGGCTTTATGATGTTTGACGGCCAGCAGTCTACGGCGATTGGCGCAGAAAAGATTGACGCCTTTTTTCAGTTAGATCACGACAGCTCTTACAAGCACCTAATGACAGCCACGACTGACCCGCAGAGCAAGCTGGCAATCTGGTCGTATGTGTCCACAAGCTCAACAAATGGGCGGCCTGACAAACTCCTCATTTACAACTATTTCTTGCGGAAGTGGTCTATTGCAGAGATTGCGGCAGACTTGCTGTCGCCATTGTTTACAGCCGGATACACTCTGGAGGGACTGGACACAATCTCAACTTCTATTGAGACGCTTCCTGCGTCTATGGATAGTGCGCTTTATAAGGGCGGTCAGTATTTATTCGGCGGCGCATTTGGGGACAAGATTCACACGTTCACAGGCGCACCCATAACAGGCACAATCACCACTGGCGAGGCTGGTGTGAGTATGGGTCAGCACAGTATTATCACAAGGATATACCCACATCACGAGGGCGGCACTGTTGATATGTCTGTTGGCCTCAGGGGAACCCCAACAGACACGGTAGCATTTCAAGCGGGCGGTAGCACAAACGCAGATGGTTTTGTGCCGTTTCGGGCTGCCGACAGGTATCACCGCGTAAAAATGACGATTAGCGGTGATTGGTCTTTTGCTCACGGCATAGACATTGAGGCTAGGAAGGTTGGCCGCAGATGACTATTGAGCAGCGCGTCACTAACTTTCGCACGTTAAATCCGGTCACGGCTACGACACGCGAAATTGCCGAAGTTCTAAACCGCACGATTAACGGCGGCTTAAACAGCGTTGGCTATGTGACTTTGCCATCACACTTAACGCAGACCACTGTGCAAGACCCGCGATACTCTACGTCTAGTT